ATGATTGATGATGTGGAGAAGTGGAACGACATAGACGAACTGAAAAAGGCTAACCCTAACATGGGCGTATCCGTAAAGGAAAGTTTCTTTATGGACGAGATAGCCGTAGCAGAGGGCAGCTTAAGTAAAAAAGCAGAGTTCCTTACAAAGTATTGCAATATCAAGCAGAACAGCTCTATTGCATGGCTGGAATATCAGACAGTAGAGAACGCCGGAGTAGAAAAGACCTTAGAGGACTTTAGGGACTGCTACGCAGTGGGCGGTATTGACTTAAGCCAGACAACGGACTTAACGGCAGCCAGTGTGGTTATTCAGAAAGACGGCACACTGTATGCGTTTACGCAGTTCTTTATGCCACGGGGCAGGCTGGAATACTTACAGGCTACGGACGGCGTGCCGTATGACATATTTGTTAAAAAGGGGCTGATAACCTTAAGCGGCGAGAATTACGTAGACTACAACGACGTTTACGACTGGTTTACTATGTTACTGGAAGATTACGGCATACGACCTTTAAAAATCGGCTACGACAGATACAGCGCCCAGTACCTTATTACTGATATGGCAAATTATGGTTTCCACATGGACGACGTTTACCAAGGCGAAAACCTTACACCAGTTATAAGGGAGTTTGAGGGCATCATAAAAGACGGCGATTTTAAGATAGCCGACAACAATTTACTAAAGACACATTTCTTAAATGTTGCGCTTAAGCACAACATGGAAACAAGAAAATTCAGACCTATAAAAATCGAGCAGCGGGCGCATATCGACGGCTTTGTATCTGTCATAGATGCAATGACCGTGCGGCAGAAATACTGGGAAGAGTGCGGCGAGCTGCTTAAAAATGCCGCATAGAAAGGAGAGTAAACGGCATGAAATTTTTAGATTATCTTTTTCATGGTAAAGAGCTGCGATATATCGACAGCTATTTTAAAATGCTGAACGGATACAGCCCGACGTTTACCAGTTATAACGGCGGCGTATATGAAATGGATTTAACCAGAACGGCAGTAAACAGCTTTGCGACACATTGCAGTAAACTTAAGCCGGAGATTGAGGGCAGCGCCCTTAAGTCACTGGAAAAGACACTACAACATAAGCCCAACTATTTTATGGACACAACAAAATTTATTAAGCGTCTGGCAACGTATGTAGCGGTGGAACACACCGCTTTTATTATACCTATCGAGGACGAGTACGGGCGGCTTTGTGGCTGGTATCCATTGAGAGCGCAACGCTGCGAAGTCGTAGAGGCAGCAGGGCAGGTGTATTTACGGTATCTGTTTGCAAATGGCGAGCATGGAGCTATAGAGTTTGAACGTGTAGGCATTATGACAGACTTTGAATACACAGACGACCTTTTCGGAGAGGACAACAGAACACTTAAGCCAACAATGCAGCTGATACATACGCAAAACGAGGGAATTATAAACGCTGTCAAAAATTCTGCAAATATCCGCTTTCTGGCAAAAGTGGCAAATATGTTGAAACCAGAGGATATAAAGAAAGAGCGACAGCGTTTTACCGAGGATAACTTAAGCGCCGACAACGATAGCGGCATGATAATTTATGATAACAAGTTTAGTGAGCTGAAACAGGTAGAGAGCAAACCATACACGCCAAACGCATTGCAGATGCAGAATATACAGGAAAATGTATGCACGCATTTTGGTACAAACATGGATATTTTACAAAATAAATTTGATGAAAATACGTGGAATGCTTACTACGAGGGGAAAATAGAACCGTTTGCAATACAGCTATCGCTTGTTATGACAAATATGAGTTTTACCGAGAGAGAAAGAGCTTGCGGTAATGCTATTTTCTTTTCTGCAAACCGCCTGCAATATGCCAGCAACGCCACAAAGTTAAGTGTAAGCACACAGCTTTTTGACCGTGCGCTATTGAACAGAAACGGCGTTATGGATATATGGAACATGGCACACGTTGAGGACGGGGAAAAGTATTATATCCGCAAAGAGTATACCGAGGTAAGCGAACTGCAAAACAGTAATGGAAAGCCACAGATAATTATACAGCAAGCGCCCATAGCAACAGGGCAGCAGGCAGAGCCGCAGCAGACACCGCCAGCGGCAGCAGGCGAACCAGCAGGCGGGCTGGGAGAGAAAGAGGGTGTAAATAATGCCGATTAAGAAAGAGCGGGAATATAGGGCGCTGGCAGCGCCATTGACAGCGCAGAGTGCAACGAAATTGATACAGACGGAGTATTACGTAGAGGGTTACGCCACTACGTTTGATACGCCGTATTTGCTGTATGAATTTGAGGACGGCACAAAGATTTACGAAAGAATAGACGCACACGCTTTAGACGGTGCAGACATGAGCGACGTTATCATGCAGTACGACCATGAGGGCAGGGTATTTGCCAGACAGTCAAATAAGACACTGATTTTACAGCCGGACTATAAAGGGCTTAAGGTGGCAGCTGATTTAGGCAAGACAGATTTAGCCCGTGGGCTATACCAAGACATAGAGGCGGGCATGATAAATAAAATGTCATGGGCTTTTAGCGTAGCAGAGGAAAGCTACGACAGAGAAACACATACAAGGACGATTTTGAAAATCAAGAAAGTTTATGATGTATCAGCCGTGAGCATTCCAGCAAACGGCGATACTGAAATAAGCGCCCGTGCTTTTGCGAGTAGGAGTTACGAGCAGGAGCGGCAGGAGTTGCTTAAGAGGCGGGCAGCAATACTAAAGATTAGAGCGAGCTTATAAAATCCAAGACCAGAAAGGAAACATAACAATGAGATTAAAAGAAATTGAGGAAAGATTAGCAGCAATTAAAAACGAGCTTACCACAAGAGCAGCGGAGCTGAAAGAGGAAGAAATTACAGCGCTGGAGAATGAGGTAACAGCTTTACAGGAAGAGAGAGCGGCAATTAAGGCAGCAGCAGAAAAGCGTAGCGCACTGCTTGCGAGAATTGCAGCAGGCGAAAGCGTAGGCGACGGAGAGGGAGACGGCAGCGGACAGCAGAGAGTGCTTAGAAATTTCAAGGGAGCAGCTGGCGAGGGCGATAACGACGACAAATACGGCAGCATGGAATACCGCAAAGCATTTATGAAATATGTATGCAGAGGCGAGGCGCTGCCGAAAGAGTACAGAGCAGATGCGGTAAGCAAAAGCACAGACGTAGGCGCAGTTATCCCTACCACAGTGCTTAACCAGATTGTAGAAAAGCTGGAAAGCACAGGTATGATTTTAGCCCTTGTAACCAGAACTGCATACAAGGGCGGCGTTTCTATCCCCGTATCTACTGTAAAGCCTACTGCAACATGGGTAAATGAGGGAGCGGGCAGCGACAAGCAGAAAAAGAATATTGCAAAAGACGGTATGATTACTTTTGCATACCATAAGCTGCGCTGTGCAGTAGCCGTATCTCTGGAAGTAGATACAATGGCAATCAGCGCTTTTGAAACACTGCTTATTAACAATATTGTTGAGGCAATGACAAAAGCGTTAGAGCAGGCAATCATTGACGGAAACGGAACAGGAAAACCGAAAGGAATTTTAGCAGAGACACCAGCCGACGGGCAGACAATCGAGAGCGCCGCACCGTCTTACAGTGATTTGATTAAGGCAGAGGGTGCTTTACCTATGGCTTATGAAAATGGCGCTGTGTGGTGCATGAGTAAAAAGACCTTTATGGAATATGTAGGCATGACAGATAAGAACGGGCAGCCTATCGCAAAAGTGAACTATGGAACATCTGGAAAGCCGGAGAGAACGCTTTTAGGCAGAACAGTTGTACTTTGCGATTACGTAGCAAGCTACAGCGCAGCACTTGCGAAAGATACAATTTTTGCATTCCTTTTCAATTTCAAGGACTACGTGCTTAATACAAACTACTCTATGGGCGTAAAGAAGTATGAGGACAACGACACAGACGACCAGATTACAAAGGGCATTATGCTTGTAGACGGCAAGGTAGTAGACAAAAACAGCCTTGTAGTTGTAAAGAAAATCGAGGCAGTGTAATTAACAAGGCAGCTGGTGTATAAACACTGGCTGCCAGAAAGCGAGGTAGACCATGAAAGGGTATTTAGACGCTAAAGAACTGGAAAGCTACAAGAAAGAAGATTTGCAGGAACTGGCAAAGCAGCTGGGTGTAGATGCAGAGGGAACAAAGAAAGAAATTGCTACACGCTGCGCAGCGGTTGAGGTAGACATACCGGACGAAAGCGAGCTTACAGAAGAGGATAAAAGAGCAGCGGAAGAGGCGGCAGCAGAGGCAGCAGCGAAAGCCGAAGAGGAAGAGGCAGCCACAGAGCTTGTAAAAGTAAAAGCACAGCGCCGTTTCCTTGACAAGGAATTAAACCAGATTAAGGATACTGGGGACGAATACGCAGTAAGCAGAGAACGTGCAGCAGTTCTGGAAGAGGCAGGCGTAGCAGCAGTAATAGAAGAGTAAGAAAGAGGATGCAGGCTATGGCAGCAGATACCACAACATTAACCGAGAAAATGCGGGCGGCGCTGCGTATCAGCAGCACCAGTGAGAAAATTACAGAGGAAATAAACGACTGTATAGCCGCCTGCAAAGCTGATATGAAAAACGACGGCGTAAAAGTGATAAAAGAGACAGACGGGTTGATTATCAGAGCAATTACACTGTATTGCAAGGCAGAGTTTGGTTTTAACAATGCTGCGGAACAATTTAGAAAGTCATACGACGCACTTAAAATGCGCTTATCTTTATCAGCAGAATACAACACAGCGCCGCAAGTGTCCGAAACGGACACCAACAGCACAGAAAGTGGGGTGTAAAGCGGTGGAGTGGCTGGACGAATTAACACTTATTGCAGAAACAACAGCAGAAAACAGGGTAAATAAAAACGGCTTTGCAGTAAAGCCGGAAGAAAGCACCCGCACTGTATTCTGTAACAAAAAATCAGTAGGGTACAGTGAATATTTTAAGAGCCAGCAGACAGGAAAACTGGTAGAGGCAAAGTACGAGGTACACAAGGCAGATTATGGCGGCGAGGACGTAGTAGAAGTAAACGGGCGGCGCTATTTTGTACTTAAGACCTACGATACAGGAACAGACACCATAGAGCTTACGCTTACAGATTTACGCCACAGAAACGAGGTGTAAGCATGGGAGAGTTTAACACAGTCGGGCTGGAAGATATTATAGACGCTTTCAGCCGGAGAGAGGCGGCTACAGTTGAGGCAGTCCCCAAAATGCTTAAAGCTGGTGCTGATGTGCTGATAGAGGCACAGAGAGCAGAGGCACAGGCAATGGGACTGAATGAAACGGGCGGTTTTATCAATTCCATAAAAGCTACGGACGTAAAGGGCGACGATACGGAGAAATACGTAGAGATATACCCACAGGGACGGGCAAAGCATGGAAACGACAGAAAAGGAGATAAAAGCAAGGTGCGCTATGCAACAATCGGCTTTGTGGCAGAGTACGGCACAAGTAGCCACGCTGCACGCCCTTATATGACAGTGGCAAACGAAAAGGCGCACGAAAAGGTAGTAGAGGCACAGCGCAGTATATGGGAGAGTGAAACAGGCGAATGAGTATACAGGAGATTTTAGAAAGCGCAGGGTTGCCAGCCCAGAGAGGCGTTTACACTGGACGGGATAAGCCAGACGCATATTATACGTTTCTGCGGCTGCTGGGTACGCCTGCGGTAAATGCAGACGACGAAGAGAAAGAGCGCAGGGAAATGTATAGAGTTACGCTTTTCCATAAGGGCGATTTTGAGGCGCAGCTTGATAAGACAAAAGAGGTATTGAAAGCAGCAGGCGTTTATATCAACAGCATAGACGCAGAAAGCTACGAAACAGAAACGGGGTACTGGTTAGTGCCTATCACAGTCGAGATTTTGAAAGAGGAGTGATTAAACAATGACACTGGGACTGAAAGATTTATATTACGCCGTATGCACAGAGGCAGACGGAGCAGAGAGCTACGGGACACCTAAGAAAATGGCAGAGGCAATGAGCGCCGATTTATCCGTAAAGACAGCAGACGGCAGCTTGTATGCAGACGACACATTAAGCGAGAGCGTCACGGAGTTTGCAAGCGGAACGCTTAAGCTGGGAATTAAAGACCTTACGCCGGAAGTGCTGGCAGAGCTGCTGGGACAGGCAGTAGATAAGAACAGCGTAGTATGGGCGGGAAAAGAGGACGAGCCGCCGTATGTTGCTGTAGGGTTCAGAGCTAAGAAAACGGGTGGTAAATACCGTTACGTATGGCTGCTTAAAGCAAAATTTAAAGTACCGTCTGAAAAGTACGAAACAAAGGGCGAGAGTATCAAGTTTAACACGCCGGACATTGAGGCATCTTTTACAACAAGAAAGAAAGATAACTTGTGGAAAGCAGACTTTGTGGGAACAGAGGAAAGCGCAGCGGCTAAAACGTGGTTTACAGCAGTGCCGGAAAAGGCAGCAGCAATGGAAAGTGTATAAAACAGGAAAGGAGAGAGGCGTAGCATGGGCTGCGCCTTAATTTTATATCATGGGAGCATTAAAGAGCGGGGCTTTTCCCGTAGAGCTGAACGGCAAAGAATATGGTTTACTTTTTTCGCTGAACGCATTAGACGAAGTACAGGAAAAGTTTGGGGGCTACGACAAATTAAGTGAGGTATTCAATAAAGATAACCCAAACCTTTTTAAAGATACAAGGTGGTTACTTACGCTGCTTATTAACGAGGCACTTTTAGCAGAGGACGAAAACGCCCAGCTGCTTGAAGAGAAGAGGGTAGGCAGACTGATACACGCAGGAAATTTGCAGGAAGTACAGAGCGCTATTTTTAAATCGTTCTACAGAGGAACTGCGGGAGACAACAGCGACACAGAGAACGAAAACGACGGAGAAGAAACAACAGAAGAGGGAAACAGGGCAGCCGTGCAGGAAAATTAGATACTGCACGGCTTTTGTATATTGCAGTAGTGCTTTTGAGATACAGGGAACGTGAGGCATGGAGAAAAACACCATACCAGATAACGACACTGTTTAAATATCACAAGGAATATAACCCGCACATTTTCCGACAGGAACAGGCGGGAACACCAGCAGCTACAGAAAACATGGACGATATAGACATAGCGTTAGGGGGCTTTTAATTATGGCAGATAAGACGCAGAACGTCAAAACAAGGTTAAGTTTTGACGGAGAGGCAGAGTATAAAGCAGCCTGCAAGGAAATTAACAGCACCCTTAAAGTGCTTAATTCTGAAATGAAACTTGTAACGGCTGAATATAAGGACAATGCAAGCAGCGTAGATGCGCTGAAAGCAAAGCAGGCGGTACTACAGAAAACATACGACGAGCAGGCAAAAAAGGTAAAAGAAACCGAGGCGGCTTTAGAAAAATGCCGCAAGGCAACAGGAGACAATAGCGAAGAAAGTAAAAAACTTGAAACCCAGTTAAATTACCAGAAAGCAGCGCTTGTAAAGACAGAGCAGGAATTAGGCAAAACGACTGACGAAATGGAAAAAGCAGAAAAAGCCGCTGACGAAATGGGAAAGGAAATAAAAGACAGCGGGGAACAGGCAGACGACGCAAAGGGAAAATTTTCTGGATTTACAAGCGTGCTAAGCGGAATGGGTACAGCGCTTAAAGCAGCAGCAGCGGCGACGGCGGCAGCAGTTGCGGGAGCGGCAACAGCCATAGGAGCGCTTACCACAAAAGCGATAGAGGGATACGCAGCACAGGAACAGCTTGTAGGCGGTGTAGAAACTCTTTTCAAAACGTCGTCTGATACGGTTGTTGGTTATGCAAACGACGCATATAAAACAGCTGGAATGTCTGCAAATGAGTACATGGAAACAGTTACCAGCTTTTCAGCGTCGCTGCTTGCCAGTATGAATAATGACACGGCAGCGGCAGCAGAAAAGGCAAACGTGGCAATTACGGATATGTCAGACAATGCAAATAAAATGGGTACTGATATATCGCTTATACAGAACGCCTATAACGGTTTTGCAAAGCAGAATTATACCATGCTGGATAACTTAAAACTGGGATATGGCGGTACAAAAGAGGAAATGCAGCGACTGCTTGATGATGCAAGCAAGCTATCCGGCATTAAGTATGATATTTCATCATATTCAGACGTTGTAGACGCTATTCACGTCGTACAGACGGAAATGGGCATAACAGGGACAACGGCAAAAGAGGCAAGTACAACAATAGAGGGTTCGGTTAGTTCTATGAGTTCAGCGTGGGACAACTGGGTAGCTGGAATGGCAGACAGCGAGGCGAATTTCTCACAGCTTACAAGCAATCTGGTAGACAGTATTGTAACAGTGGTAGGGAATATAGCACCGAGGGTAATAGAAACAGTGCCGAGGCTGGTAAGCGGACTGGGAGAAATCGTAGAGCAGCTTGCAACGTATATACCACAGGTTATACAGGAGTTATTACCGCCTTTAATGAGCGGCGTACAGGACTTGCTTAATACGCTGGTTGGAATGCTGCCGGAAATGATAAGCATAATCGGGCAGATTATACCGACAATCATAGATACGCTGCTTACTATATTACCGCAGCTTTTAGAGGCAGGCGTACAGATTATTACGGAATTGGCGCAAGGTATCGCACAAGCGTTACCTACATTGCTGCCAACAATCGTAACGGTGGTTACGAACATTGTAACCATGCTGATAGAAAATATACCGTTGCTGATTACAGCAGCATTACAGCTGCTTACGGGGCTGGCACAGGGGCTGGTAGCAGCGCTGCCTGTACTGATTGAGGCACTGCCGGAAATCATAACGGCTATCATAAATGCACTGGTTGAGGGCATACCGCTTATTATCGAAAGTGCGGGCGATATTATAGTTGCATTGATTGACGGCATCATAGATGCAATACCGCTTTTAATCGCAGCCATACCGCAGATTATAGCAGCCATTGTAACAGGACTGATTACGGGGCTGCCTAAGATTTTGACGGCGGCAGGCAAGCTGGTAATGACAATCATAAATAAAATAAAAGAGCTACCTACTCTGATACCGCAGGCAATCGCTGCGGGCGTTGAGAAAATAGCAGAGTGGGGCGCAAATATGCAGGAAAAAGGCGGCACAGTTATAACAGGTTTTGTAACGAAAGTTATAGATATTGTTAAGGAGCTGCCGCAGAAAATCTGGAACAGTATAGTAAGCGCAGTAACCAGAGTGGCTACGTGGGGCGCAAATATGCAGACCAAAGCCAAAGAAGTAATGAACACAATGCTTACGAACATTGTAACGATTGTGAAAGAAACGCCTGCTAAAATCTGGAACAGTATAGTAAGCGCAGTTACCAGAGTGGCTACGTGGGGTAACAATATGCTTACGAAAGCCAAAGAGGTAATGAACGCCATGGTAACAGGCGTTGTTACGATTGTTAAGGAACTGCCGCAGAAAATCTGGAACAGTATAGTAAGCGCAGTTACCAGAGTGGCTACGTGGGGTAACAATATGCTTACGAAAGCCAAAGAGGTAATGAACGCCATGGTAACAGGCGTTGTTACGATTGTTAAGGAACTGCCGCAGAAAATCTGGAACAGTATAGTAGGAGCAGTTACCAGAGTGGCTACGTGGGGTAACAATATGCTTACGAAAGCCAAAGAGGTAATGAATGCCATGGTAACGGGCATTGTTACGATTGTTAAGGAAATACCGCAAAAGATTTATAACAGCATTTCTGGTGCAATTTCCAAAGTGGCTACATGGGGTACAGAAGTAAAGAACAAAGCCGTAGAGGGCATGAGAAATGTAATTACTGGAATAGCAGACGTATTTAAGGATATTGGCAGTACGTTTGCAGGGTTCGGTAAAAACATGGTAGAAGGCATCTGGAACGGCATAAGCGGCGCTACGAGGTGGATAAAAGACAAAATAAGCGGCTGGGTAGGCAATGTTACCGACTTCCTTAAGGATTTATTTGGAATTGCCAGCCCGTCTAAGCTGATGCGTGACGAAATCGGCGTATATCTGGCGCAGGGTATCGGCGTTGGCTTTTCTAATGAAATCGGCGGCGTTAAGAAAATGATTGAGGACAGCGTACCGCAGGAGTTTGACGTAGACGCAAAGGTAAATGTAGGCAATGAATTTAAGTATGATAACGACGACAAAAAGCCAAAGCCGAGAGGCGGCGGCAGTGCAGCAGGCGGCGTAGTTGTCAATCAGTATATTTATGCGAATACCACGGACTATGCAAAACAGCAGAAAGAGGCAGCCCGACAGTTCAGAATGATAGCAAGGACGGTGTAACACATGGAAAATGAAAAACTGACTTACATAAATTCAAGGGGCGAGCGGTTAGAGCTGGGAGTAGACAGCGTATACCATTGCAATATAAGTAAAGACGTAGAGGGCATTTCCGGCGTTACGAGCGTCATTTACAGCACAAACAGTATGGGACAGCACGGCGACACCTACGTAGGGCAGCGTATCGAGGCGAGGGATATAGACGTAGTGGGACATATCAACACACGGGACAAGGCGCAGGCATTGGAACTGCGCCGCCGTATGCTTAAGATATTTAACCCAGAGCTTAGCGCTACGCTGGTGTATGAGTACGGCGGCTTTAAGCGTGTGATTGATTGCAGGGCGTATGGAGAGCCTAAGATACTAAAGAAAGAGGTACTTTATGAGTTTGATTTACAAATAGAGTGCCTTAACCCGTTCTGGCGGGAAGAGGAAGAAACAAAAGAGGATATAGCAAGCTGGGTGGCTGCGTGGCATTTCCCTTGCGTTATCGAAAAGGACAGCACAAAGAGCATGATATACGGATACCGAGCGGAAAGCGTAATAGTGGACTGCTACAACGAGGGCGACGTATCAACAGGAATGAGGATAAGGTTTACAGCACTGGGGACAGTTTCAAACCCGATACTGCTTAATGTGGATACCGAGGAATTTATACAGATTAACGCCACTATGAAAACGGGCGACGTGATAGAGATTAACACGAAGTACGGCAGCAAGGGCGCTAAGCTGATAAGGGACGGCGTAGAAACCGACTATTTCCGCTACATTGATGTAGACAGTACATTTATGCAGCTTGCCATAGGCGACAATATGTTTAGATATGATGCAGCCAGCGGCGTAAATTCTCTGGAAGTATCCATATTCTACAGCAAGGAATTTTTAGGAGTGTGACGGTATGGAGCTTAGAGTATTCGACAAGACAGTACAGCCGCTGGGAGCTATAGACGAGCTGGCAAGCCTGCTATGGCATACAAAGTATTTTGACGTAGGAACTTTTAGCCTGCTTGCGCCGATTACGGACAATAACAGCCGTTTGCTGGTAGAGGGTAACTTAATAACCAAGCACGACGGAAAAAAGGAAGTAAAGACCGCCGACGGCGGCGTATGGCGCAGGGCAGCGCAGATAACCTACGTACACATTACCAAAGACGAGAACGGCTTAGAGCAGTTAGAGGCACAAGGCTATATGCTTAGCTGGTGGCTTAATAAGCGCTGCATTTATCCGCAGATTGTGGCGACAGGTACAAACCAGTATCTTATAAACCTTATGGTAAAGAACAACTGCGGCAGCGCAGCAGGAACAAAGCGGCGTTTTCCATTGCTTACATTTCTGGCGCAGGAAACCATAGACGGCGTGGCGGTTGAATATGCAAACGAGGTATACGCACAACTGGGGCAGGAAGTAAAGGCAAGGGCGCAGGCTGGAAAGCTGGGCTATGACATTCTGCTTAACGAAAGAGAGAGACTGTTTGGCTTTTATCTGTATAAGGGCAATGACCTTACAGCCACAAATACCGAGGGTAACACACCCTGCATATTTTCAAGAGATTTTGATAATGTCAACGAGCAGGAATACACAGCCAGTATAGAGAACTGCGGCAACTTTATTTATGTGCAGGGAGCAGCTGACGACGACGGCAGCCAGCCAGTAACCACAGTGGACGGCGAGGGCGCAACGGGGCTGGATTTAGTAGAGGTATTCTGCGACGCTACGGACATTGCCAGAAAGTACCAGCAGGGGGAAACAGAGGTAACAATACCGCTGAATACCTATATTGCAATGCTGAAAACGAGAGGCGGCGCAGAGTTGGAAAACTACGGCAAGAACATAAATTTTGTAAGTACCATAAATACAAATTCAAACTTAAAATTTAAGGCTGATTTTGATTTAGGCGACCGTATTACTTGCAAAGAAACTAAGTGGGGCATACAGATAGATGCACGCATTACAGAAGTAACAGAAACATACCAGAAAGGCGAGGAAACCATAGAGGCGACTTTTGGCGACAGCCTGCCGACGCTGGTAGACCAGATTAGGAAAGTGAGGTAGCAGAAATGGCAAACAGCTTACCGTTTAATGCCGTGGCAGTAGACGGAGAGTACGACAGGGTATATAAAGCCGAGGATTGGGCGTGGTACTTTGCTACTTTCATTGCAAACGGCATTTTTCCAAAGCCGAGCGACGGGCTACAGGTAGTAGCTTACAGCGGCATGGAAATAAGAGTAAATGCAGGCTATGCCTTTATAAACGGCTACGCCTTTAGAAATCCTGCAACGCTTAGCGTAACACTGGATACGGCAGAGGGAGCGCTTAACAGGGTGGACAGGGTAGTAGTTCGCTGGGATTTGCCGCAAAGAGATATGTATATTGCGGTGCTGAAAGGCACACCGTCTGCAAAGCCGACAGCAACGGCAGTAACACGCACTACGGAAATATGGGAGCTTGCGCTTGCAGATATTTACGTAGGCAAGGGCGTAACAAGGATACAGACGCAGAACATCACAGACCAGCGGTTTAATAGCGCAGTCTGCGGCATTGTAACAGGAACGGTGGAAGAGATAGACGCAAGCGTGCTTACAAAGCAGTTTACGGACTTTTTCAACACCTACAGCGCAGCCGTGCTGGACGAGTTCAGCGCATATAAGCAGAGTATGGAAAAGTACCTTACAGAGATTGCGGGCGTATATGACAGCTACGTAAGCAAGACAGAGGGCTTATTTGCGCAGTATGAGAGCCAGTTTAACGAAAGATACAGCAGTTTTGAAAGCACGCTTGACAACTGGGACAAGGAACTTTTAAGCGCCTATACAGAATTTATGGCAAAAATTAAGCTATTCCAGTCGGACGCTGAAAACGAATTTAACACATGGTTTGAGAGTATCAAGGACAAGCTGGGTGAGGACATAGCAGGCAGCCTGCAACTGCAAATTGAAGAGCTGGCAGCAGCCATGCAGGAAGTGAAAAAGCAGGCAGAGGCAGGCACGAAAGAAACCAAAGAGGCAATAGCAGCGCTGGACGAGCGACTTAAGAGAGTAGAAAGCGGCTGGGGCATTGACTATAAGCATGATGCTGTACTGGGATTGTGTTACATGGGCGCAGCATACATGAGCCAGCATTACGAAAGAACAGTAGAAACGGCAGTGTTAGGGGCTACCTACGTGGGTAATTCCTATCTTGCAAATACATTTTAGAAAGGCGGCAGACCATGAAAGGATTTCCTAAAGTATTAAAGACAAAAGAGGATTATTACAACTGCCTTGCTATGGTAGCAAGCGGAGAACTGGCAGCAGCAGATTTGCTGGCGAAAATCGAGAGCGCAGAGAACCAGCGTTATATTGAGTGCGGCATAGCAGCTGTAGAGGAAGAGAAAAAGGCGGTTACGGTATATTACTGCGACGAGGCAGCGGTAGGTATGAAATTTGTAGCAGGCGACGTATCCGGAACGGTGCAGGGAGTAACACATATCCAGACCGACGAGGCAGCGGCAGCAGGAGAGGCGGGAAACGACAGAACAGCCCTTACACTTTCCAAAGCGGTAAAAGCGGGCTGCAAGGTAATTGCGCTGGAACGCACAGACACCGTGGCAGGAATGACAACAGACGACATTGCAGCACTGAAAGGAGTATTAAAGCAGTATGAGTAGATTATTAGTGGACGACGTTACAAAGACCGACGCAAGGGCGCTTTTGAACGTAAATAAAATGGCTACAATCAGCGATATTGTAGCACCGAGCAATGAGTACATTTACGCCAGCGGAGCAAATGAGCTGACCGTAGTAGAGGGTTGCGTAATTGCCGTGGGCGGCGCTGGAATTTTCAAGACAGCAAATACAATTCTTACGGCTGCTAATCTGGACGCAGGCAGCGCTTTTGCGGTAGGTAAGGACTATTACGTATATATCTGCGACAGCAGAATTGACAGCGCAGACGAGAAATACGTAATTTCCCTTAATTCTACATACCCGACAGGCTGGAACGCTACAAACAGCCGTAAAATCGGCGGCTTTCATTATGGACGCTGCCGCAAGGTGGACAGCAATTTACAGCCGCTTAATGGCAGCAGTGTTATTTTTGGCACAGGCTGGGAAAGTGCAGTAAGTAACGGCATTGTACCACGTTCTGTATGGACACTGGGACACCGCCCGAAATGCAGCCCAGAGGGTATGGTATATTTAGGCGGCGGCACATGGGTAGATATTTACCTTAATTCTGACGACGGGGCAAAGGGCTTGAAATCAGAGTATGGCTGCGCACCTATGACGGGTACAGAAAGCATGAACTGGTACAACTTTGTAGAACGTCTGGCAAAGAGCGGTAAGCGTCTGCCGAACTATGCAGAATTTTGCGCTTATGCTTTTGGCAGCCCTGCCGGACTGGATAACGCAAATACAAACGCATGGAGCGCCACCAGCAACACAGGTAGGGGCGTAACAGGCAGTGTGGTAAATGCCGTTTCTTCCGTGGGCGTTGTAGATGCCGTGGGGCGTGTCTGGGAGTGGCTGGACGAGCTTATTACAAGAGCGGAACACGCCACAAATGCAGACTACCACGCAAGCGTAGCGTGGGGCTGGGACAAGAAAAGCCCATTGAACACAGGCGAGAAGTCTTACGACGTTGGTAACATTTACCAGTATTACGCATATTCTCTGGCGGCGCTGGTAGCGGGCGGCGGCTGGGGCAGTGGGGCGTTTTGCGGCGCTCGTGCCGTGGGTTGCCACTATTGCCCGTGGCTTGTCTCTGCGAGCTTTGGCGCTCGTGGGGCGTGTGACTCTCTGTAGACGGCGGGCGAAAGCCCAGCCGGATAAACGGGGGTAAGGCATGGACATACAGACAAAAACAGATATTATACACCAGAAAATATACGATTTTCTGCTATATATTTACCCTCTGCTTACGAAGTACCCAAAGTATGAGAAATTCAGTTTACAGACGGCGACAAGAAACGCAATTCTTGAAATGCTGCAAGAGGTTATAAAGTGGGATAAGACGGCAACGAAAAGCCACTTATACACGGTAGATACGGCATTGCAGGAAAGTAAAGAATTGCTGCGGCTGGCGCATGACTTGAAGTATAGCGCTATGAACGCACGGCACTACGGCGAGAGCTGCCGCAAGCTGAAAGAAATAGGCGTTATGCTGGGCGAACTGATAGAAGAGGTAAAGACCAGAAAATAGCAGGATATGGGGCAGCTGCTTACTTACAGCCTCTGGCGGCGCTGATAGCGGGCGGCAACTGGAACAATGGGGCGAATTGCGGCGCTCGTGCCGTGAATTGCAACAATTACCCGTGGAATGTCAATACGAACATTGGCGCTCGTGGGGCGTGTGACTTAGTGAGAACATTACAGGCACAGAGTTCTACGGAATACTGGCAAGGACTTAGAAAGGGATAAGACCGAGTGTTTAATATCCTATAGTCAGAGTGGCTGTCCCGCCGTGAGGCAAAGAGAAAAAATACGGCTGCTGGTTAGTAGCTACGGCGAAAGGCAGGAGCTTAATACTTGAAGAGAGTAGGATACATTACCGATAAGGACGGGCGGCGCATTACGCTTTTAGAGGCTATGGGCGACTATGGAAACGTACAGAAAGCCTATAACAAAGCCAGAAAGTGTAAACGCCACAGAAAAGACGTACTGATTTTTACGAAAGACAAAGAGGAAAACTTAGACAAGGTGCGGGAAGATATTATAAACCTTGCCTATGAGCCAAGCAAATACCATTACTTTAAGGTGTACGAACCGAAAGAGCGGCAGATAATGGCGCTGCCGTTCTATGACAGGGTGGTACAGCACGCCATAAACAACGTGTTAGAGCCTATATTTGATAAGCGGTTTATATCGCAGTCTTACGCCTGCCGGAAAGGTAAAGGTATGCACGCTGCGTCTGATACGCTAAAAGAGTGGCTGTATGAGTGGAACAAATACCACCCAGACCAGCCGCTTTATGCTATCAAGGCAGATATACACCACTATTTCCAAAGCATAGACCATGCGGTATTAAAAACTGAAATACGTAAGGTTATAAAAGACGCTGGGGTACTGGCATTGCTGGACAGGATAATAGACCACAACGGCAATATGCCGGACGGCGTAGGGATACCAGTAGGAAACCTTACCAGTCAGTTATTTGCAAATATCTATCTGGACGCATTAGACCAGTTTATTAAGCATGAGCTGGGCGTAGAGGCATACATACGCTATATGGACGACTTTGTAATATTAAGCCCAGACAAGGAACAGCTGCGCAACTGGCTTGCACGGATAGAGCAATTCTTACGGGAAGAGCTTAAGTTAGAGTTTAACCCGAAAACTACCATACTGGCAGCAAAGAACGGTATAGACTTTGTAGGCTACAAACACAGGGCAACGCACAGGAAAGTACGAAAGGACAGCATAAAGCGCATAAAGCGCACTATCAAGAAGTGCGAGAGCGGGAAAATCACAAAAGAGCAGTTACAAAAGAGTATACAGAGCTGGACGGGACACGCAGGACACGCCGACAGCTATAACCTACGAAAGAAAATAGAAACGCTGGCAGAGGCAGCCATAGAAAAGGCTGCTTAAGCGGCAAAATGCAGGAGCGAGTACATGAGTAGCAATTTATTAAGGGTAGTACAAGAACAACAGGAAATCATAGAAAAGCAAAGCAGGCTTATTGCTGATTTAATAGCCACTCTGGAAAGCTGGGAGCAGACAGCGAGCTACGACGGCGCAGAGCTGAAAGAGCGGGCAAAAGATTTGCAATTAAGAGAAAGGCAGGATTTATGAACATGACTATTACAGAATTTATTGAGGCGGCGGCACATAACAAAATTATCCAGCTGGTAGTATTGGCGATTGTGTGCGACACGGTTTTTGGCGTGCTGCGTGCAATCAAAGAAAAGAAATTTAACAGCTGCGCAGGCATTGACGGGGCTATCAGAAAAGTAGGTATGCTTATTTCTCTGGTATTCATGCTGGCAATCGACGTACTGATTAAGATTAACTTAATCGGATTTATACCGGAGCAGGTACGTACATATTTAGGGCTTGATACCGTGGGCGTGGCTGAATTTTTCGCACTGCTCTACATTGCCTATGAAGTAGTGAGCATTTTTAAGAATATGGCATTATGCGGGCTGCCCGTAAAAAAGGTATGGGAAAAGGTGCGGGAGTTTCTGGCGAAGTATACGGACGAACTGCCGGACACAGACGAACTGGACGGGGACAGCACCACAGGCAACGTAGAGGAACACAGGACACAGGAAAGATAAGAATAATAAGGACATAGCAGCAAAGAGCGCTTGCGGGACACCGCAGGCGCTTATTTTGTATGCGGAAAGGCAGGAAATATGAACATTAACAGAAAGATAAGTAAGTACAATTTCAATAAGGGCAGCGTTTCCAGAATTAAGTATATTGTTATCCATTATGTAGGCGCACTGGGCGGCGCAGAGGACAACTGCCGATATTATGGCGGCGGCAATAGAAATGCGTCGGCGCATTACTTTGTAGGATTTAACGGCGAGGTATGGCAGTGCGTAGAGGACGCTAATATAGCGTGGCATTGCGGAGCGTCGAGCTATAAGCACGCAGAGTGCCGAAACGCTAATAGTATCGGTATTGAAATGTGCGTAAGGAAGAAAAACACAAAGAGCATGGGCGCAACAGATAAAGACTGGTATTTTGAGGACGCAACAGTAGAGGCAGCGGCAGAGCTTACCCGTTACCTTATGAATAAATACGGCGTGCCTGCATCTCATGTAATCAGACATTACGACGTAACGGGCAAGATTTGCCCTAACCCGTATGTATATAACACCAGCGCCCACACATGGGACGAGTTTAAGCGTAAAATCAGCGGACAGGCAGAAACACCGCAGGGCGGCAATGAAAAAACAATCTGGAATTTTCTTACAGGAAAGGGCTTAAATGCTTATGCCGTGGCTGGTATTATGGGTAATCTGTATGCTGAAAGCGGGCTTATGCCGAACAACTTACAGAACACCTATAACAATAAGCTGGGTAAGACGGACGCAGAATATACAGCAGCGGTGGATAATGGCAGCTATGGCAATTTTGTAAAGGACAGTGCAGGCTATGGGCTGGCGCAGTGGACGTATTGGAGCAGAAAGCAGGCGTTGCTTAATCATGCAAAACAGGCGGGCGTATCCATTGCAGACCTTAATATGCAGCTGGGCTTTTTATGGGAAGAATTGCAGGGATACACAGCAGTAATGGACGCACTGAAAAAGGCGGGCAGTGTGCGTGCTGCATCTGATGCCGTTCTTACTGGATATGAAAAGCCAGCAGACCAGAGCGAAACAGTAAAGAAAAAGCGTGCAGAGTACGGCGAGGGATACTATAAAAAGTATGCAGCAGGAAACGGTACAAAGTATTACAGAGTGCGCAAGAGCTGGACGGACGCAGCAAGCCAGCTGGGGGCGTTTACGTCGCTGGAAAATGCAAAGAGCGCTTGCAAGGCGGGTTATACCGTATATGATGATAACGGCAAGGCGGTATATACCGCAGCGGGGCAGCAGACAAGCGCAGGCGTTCCGTTTAGCGTACAGGTAGATATTTTAGACCTTAATATCAGAACAGGAGCAGGCACGAACTATGCAAAGACGGGAGAAACCACAGGAAAGGGAGTATTTACCATTGTGGAAGTGAAAGCCGGACAGGGCGCAAGTGCTGGCTGGGGACGCTTGAAGAGTGGCGCAGGCTGGATTAGCTTAGATTATGCCACAAGATTAGCTTAAGTTTTCGAGGGTGGGCGGTTCGCTGTCTGCCCTCTATTTTTTTGCGATTTTCTTAGAAATCTATACAAAAGTGTTGACAATATACCGAAAAAGGTATATAATAAAATCATGGAAAGGAGATAAGAACAAATAAGAGGCAAAGCCACTGGAAAGGAGAAACGGCACAATGGGTAAGAAAAAGAAACAAAAGAAAAAGCCTATCAACTGGCAAGAATTGGCAATCAGTGCAGTGATAGACTTAATCATAGGAACAATACTTATCATAATTGGTAAGTACATAGGTTAG